GAAAACCCGAATTGCCATTTGGTGATTCGGAAGGATGAAGGGCGGAAGGAACGCTTCCGCTTTATCGTCGAAGATCGAAAAGACGTCATAGATCATTGGTCTAGTTCCCATAGTTTGAAAGCAAGAGCCGGAAGATACCCGGACTGGTTGAGGTAAGGGCGGAGCGTGTCGAAATCAACGAGCTCGCCCGTGTTGATATCAATTTTTGCGAGCCGGATCTCCGGGACCTCCGGGAGCCGGGCTTGGATTTTCATAGTCTCTTTTGAGGGCTTGAGTTTTGGCGTCTCGGCCAATAGCCGAGAAATGTGCTCGCTCTCCGGTTTCTTCTTCCAGATCGCGGTAGTGCTCAGCACGACGCTGTTGCAGTGCTTCGAATTCAAGGGGGTGCTCCTTTTGTAACCACTTCGTGTAGTAGCGAGGGACAGGGCATTCTTTGCCCTGATAGATAACGGAGTCATTGCGGAAGACGTCCTTCCAGTATTTCTCGATCCAGCCTTTTCCAAGGCCGGACGAGCAGAGATTAAACTCGGGTGTGCGACCCTCGTAATGCGATTCTTGAAGATCGCCGTTTATTTTTTTGAGAGTGTAGCGAGCCGCATATCCAGCGGCCTCGGCAGTCATATCGGAGACTGTGACGAAACCTTCGGTCCAGACGGTTTCGAGGTGCGGGGAACGGTATAGCAACGTCCCCTTTTTTGATCGTCGCCATGGATATCGGTCGGGTGGATCCCAACCGAAAAGGCAGACGTGATAGTGGGGGCGAGAAAGATTCTCGCCGTATTCGCCAACGGCGAAATATTTTAGCGTGACACCGGGTAGAGACTTTCGCAGACGCTTGAAGAATAGTTGAAGATCGCGCTTGCTGACGGAAGGGGGTTCGGTTGCGAACGTAAGATCGATGAAGCAACTAGCTTCGTGCAATTGTCCTTCGTGATATGCACGTATTGACCATTCGCGTGCCCGGTACAGGCGGCAGTCGCGGCACACGCCGCAACGGAAAGTGATAAGGCCGAAACGGCCAAGGCTCGAAGAACGAGAACCGAACGAGACAGTTCCATCAGGGTTCTTGTATCCTTTGAGTGGGGATCGGCAGGGCATTGCTGGTTCCCATTTTGGCCCCGGCTGCCAGGCGCTTCGCGACTGGCGGACGCCGGGGTCTTTTTTTACAGGCGGAAGCCGCCGCGCATAACTCTCGGGCTGACGTTTTTCTTATGAGTTCCAGACGTTTTACGGAACAGACGACGCGATTTCGACTTCTTCATACGCTTGCGGAAGGCCATATTTTTTAACTCCCGGCGGGCACTCGACGGAGCTCGCTAACCCGCCTCATTAGTACGTTTGCGCAAATCACACCCTGATTTGAGGGGATCGGTGTCACTTAGCGTATTGAGGACAAGTAGATCATACGCTTTCCGGCCGCACGGTCAACCCTCAGCGGCCGGTTCAGAGCCCTCTGGAGAGGGCTCAGGATCCGTAACCGGATCAGTCCCGTCAGAACCCTGTTCTTCCGGGTTGGTCGGCTCAGGGGCCTCCCAGCCGTCTTCGACGGCAGTTCGAATGGCAGCCTGCGAACAGGCAGCTTCGAATAGATCGGCGTCGGGTGCCTCGCCGTAATGTGGTTCCAGCCGATGGGCTGGGATGATGCCCGTCCGGGCATAGGTTTCGACGATGCGAGTAATGTCGCATTCGTCTTTGAACGATTGGTGGGTGAGACCCGTTTCCGGGTCTATGTCGACCGTGACTCGGTTACGGTCGAAAGGTCCAAGGACCTGTGGAATTTTAGTCATTTTTTGCCTTTCCCTTTGAGAAAGAGACCGGCCGCGCCCAAGGCGGTGCCGGATGCGACTCCGCCGGCCCCGGTTAGGGCCTGAATCATGCGGAGCGCGGGATATTGTTTGTAGAGATTGAGCAGTTCTTGATCAAGCTGACGCCGGGTATCAGTGGCCCCCGCTTGCGCGGCGGCGTTACCGGCTTGCGCTTTGATTAAACGGTTTTGCTCTTTGATGTTTTCCAGCTGATAGACCAGCTGTTTTGCAGCAAGCGCGGAGCCAACCGCCTTGCTGACGTGGGGGGATGCTGCGCCTAGAGCGGATTCCATTTGGGCCGATTGGCCCTGTGGAGAGGACGCCGGATTGCCAAGGGCAAGGATTCTGTTCAGACCGGCTTTTTCGATATCACGAGCGGACCGCTGATAGGCGGTATTAGACATGCGCTCTTGAAAGGCCATTTGCTCACGAGCAATGGCGAGATTTTGTTTGTTGGCTTTGTCTTGGCCTTTGAAACCAAGGACGCCGCCGAAGATGTTGCCGAGGAAGTTCCCGACTGCGGGAAAGGCGGAAGATACGGCTTTGCCGGTGCCTGCTGTGATCGGGATGTTTAGCATTTATGCGCCCTCGCCGCCTGCGGCTTGCGCGTAGTTCGGGCGGCATTGTTTGTGTTTGGGACAGTGTTTGTTTCCGTGTTTGTGTGCAGCCCGGCGGGGATTGTTTCCGCGCGCACGCGTAACGCGCGCACACGCGCACTCCCCCGCCGGAGCCGCCGCGCTGGGGGGGCGCTTTGTTAACACGGGTAGGCGCGCGGGGGCCTCTGCTCTTTTTTTGGCAGAGACCCACGCGACGGGTTGGGCAGGAAGGAAGGGGCGCAGCATCAGAAATGGTCGATAAGGCCGGGGACACCGTACATGGGCATGGGGCGGACAGACCGGAGATTGAAGTAGCAGTCGAGCAAGAAGTGAGGCTCGGAAGGGACCGCGATAACGCGGTCGATCGGCGGGTTGTCCTGTATGAAGGCATCGCCCAGAACCGGAGTATCGGAGAACTCCTGCGCTAGATGCCAGACGTCGAGAGATTCGGTGGCGGCGGAGCGGAACAGCCCGGTGATCTGACTGGGCTTGTATCGGTACTCGTCGTACCGAGGAATATAGCCGAACACGGCTTCGTCGGTTTCCGGGGTGCCGGTAGCGTAAATTTCCTTGTTAAGAATGGCCTGTTCCCCCAAGTGGGAGAGAGCCGGCCAATAGAAGTCATACCGGCCAGTCCGGGACCAGAGGCGGTTCAGGCCCTGCTGGTAAGTGAGATCGGCCCGGACGTTGACGAGGCCAATGACGTAACCGTGCTCGGTGAAGGACTTGGTGAAACCGTGATTGTGTGCAGACACGGTGCCGAAGGCCGCGAGATTACCCTGCGGCCCGGCCGTGTAGCCTGCGACGGGATCGATGGCAGTACCAGACGTTTGCGCCACCGGATTGATGTTGACCATGGTCGTACCGCCGCCGAGAAACTCGGGGCGTTGCAGCCTGGCATCGGGCGAGATTACGCCGAAGTGGCTGCGGATGATTTCCGTATAACGGGTGCCGCCTCGCGCATCGCGCTCGAGCAGTTTTTGAATTTGGAAGGATTCGCGGAGCTGGTTGATTGTGAACCCAGTGGCCTGAGACAGATCGGCATAGAGAAGATCGACGCTTACGCTCTGCGCGCCGATGCCGACATTGCTTTGCGCATCTCCGATATCACGGAGAATGGCTTGATTCTCAGGGCCGATGTTTGGGGTGCTAACGCCGACGAGGGTATTTTCCAGAGTGTTGGGTGCCGCGATCGGAGCGGTGGAACCGAGCGGCACAGTCACGGGATCGCCTTTTTGCGGCCATGGGAGCGCCGAACAAAAATAGTCAAAACGTTTGCCACGTCGACGCAGAGGGTACTCGGAGTTTGACAGAGCGTTGTCGCCTACGTTGACCCCTGCAGAGTCCTGCAGGTTCTGATCGCGGAACCATTCGTTCCAGATCAGGTTATAGGCGCGATACGGGAGATCGTTGACCTGCAGAGTAGTGTAGCTGCCGAGAGGGATGCCGAAGTAATCGCCCAAAACGCCGGCCTCGATGGTGCCTATGTTGCGTTTGGGGATGGAGTAATCGGTTGAATCGCCGGGATTGTCCTGTTCGCCGTTGAAGCGCTTCCAGTTCTCCCAGAGAAGGCGATTCGGCACGAAGAAGAAGAAGGTATCGAGAAAGAGATTGTCCATGATTGGCTTAAGCGGCGTTGCCAGCCGGCCAAACAAAGAAGCCCGGAGCACATGCGTGTCTCCGGGCAGGACTTCGTCTACGAAGATCGGGACAAGTAGACCCGCGTCAAACGTGGTCTTGAGCGTGTGAGAACGGTTAAAGCTACTCCGCGGAATCTTCGCTTGCGGAGTCTGGTTGAACGTGTGAGAGCTTTTGCGCTTGGCTTTGGTCTTGGCCATTTTGGGTGATCTCCGGGGATATCGGTCGGTCCAGTGACCTGAACTCTACCCCGTTTCCAAGCGCCTGTTTAGTCCTTTCGATAAGAAACTGACCGTTCGAGTCATCGAACTGGCCCAGTCGAAAGATGGTGTAGTCGGCCGGATTTTGGCCGAACTGGTGTGAATCCGAATTGATGCAATCGGTGAAAACCCGAATTGCCATTTGGTGATTCGGAAGGATGAAGGGCGGAAGGAACGCTTCCGCTTTATCGTCGAAGATCGAAAAGACGTCATAGATCATTGG